TTTACTTAGAGACTATAATCGTCCGTGGGGTCATGAAGATATAGATTGTGCTATACTAAAAACAGAAGAGATGAATATTCTACTAGATGAATTTAAAAAGATTATTTAGAACGGGGCGATAACAATGGAAGCAGGAGAGATTACCCTAGAAGATGGAAAGTATTATATAATTCTTGAGATTATAAACAATAAAATTACTAAAACAATGCTTCTTGAAGAATATATAATGAAATCTATTGCAGTCTATTTTGACGGGAAGCTCAAAACCATTGAAGAGATAGTAAATCAGCAGTATTGGATGCACATAAACAATTCTGTAATTCACGAAAAATAATATTTTATTAAATAAGTTGCTATTTTCACAGAAAACGATAAAAGTCGTTTCTCAAAACCCGTAAGAATAGCGCAAATAAGAGTGTCATTTATCCAGTAAAAGAACAGTTTTATAGGAGGAGTAAAATGCGTAAAGCACAACTAGTAAAGATTTGGAAGCAGCTAGACGGAATGAATGAAGCATTAGAACTATTACAGGAAAATGATGTTGATATTTATAATATTGATTTTTCAGCAGTAGTTGCTTTGAAGAATGATGTAGAAGATATGATACAAAAGAAAACAAGAAAGCAGAAATAATTTAAAGAGGAGAGTGTAAAATGACTCAATTAGAAGTTCAACATGCAAAAGAGACAATTGAATTTGCCAATAAGCAAATCAAACTCTATCAAGAGGATATAATCAAAGCTGAGAAAGTAATAAAAGCAAATAGCTGGATGAAAACAGCTAGTCCGTTAATTATTACGGATGAATATGGAACATTTACTATTGAAAGTAACCGAGATAGTTGGGAGGAAGCAAAGCATAAAGGGGGAAAAACAATCTATTTTGAAGTTGATATGTCTTCAGATTTAGGGAAGGTGTATAAAGGAATAAATACTGAAGAAGCTCAGCAAATAGTTGATTACCTGACTCATAAAATTAATTACTTGAAATCAAAGTAAATGTAAGCACAAAAGAGAGAATAGACGATAACATCTATATATAGAGGAGAGTTGCCTAATGAAATATCAAGTTACACAATCACAGTTTGATACAATTAAACAACTATCAGAAATGAAGTCCACCTTAGAGTATCTTCTAACACAAGAGTTTCAATACGGAACAATGAAAGATGCTATTGAAGTTTTTACTTATTATCCAGAAGAGTTTGAGGTGTCACCAGAAGACTAGAAAGGAGGTGAGTTTAATGAATAAAGAAGCTGTTAAAAAGCAACTTACGGCAAAAGATATTAATCAAGGAGAGTGGTACAAAGATAGCAATGTAGAAGGAGAAGTAGTAGCAACAGACATTGTAAGAAATCAGATTCAAATACTTAAAAAGGGCGGAGGATATACTTTGGTGAGCCTTAAAGAAGATACAGATGAAAAAAAAGAAGATATGGTGAATAATCCTAATCACTATAATACTGGAAGAGTGGAAGTCATTGATATCATTGAGGATGCTACTAGAGATGCAAGAAATGGATTTGAGGGCTCTCTTCAAGGTAATATAATTAAGTACATCTTGCGCTACCGACATAAAAATGGTTTAGAAGACCTAAAAAAAACTAAATGGTATCTAAAAAAGCTCATTACTGAAGTTGAAAGTATAGAACAAGGAACAGCAGAAAAAATGAAATGATTTTACTCTGTGTTCTTTTTACTGTTTTTATAGTGTCAGTAGCATTAGAGATATACTATATATTTAAAATGATGCTTCATTACAATAGTAAAACATACTCTCAAAGTGATTCATTTAATATATATCTAAATAAAGTTATAAAGCTAATGTCTATTACTACTATGATAGCTGCGCTTTTATGGATAGGATTAAAACTACTTTAAGGAGGTGAGTCGATGCAAGTGAGAGATAAAGTTGTGTATAATTCAAGCAATGATGCTAATTTTGGCATGCTTGCAGGTCATGAAGCAATCATTGTGGAAACAAATAAGAGTTTTATTGGTGATGACAATGAGTTTCTTTGTAGAATAGAGTTTATTGAAACTGGACTTATTATAGGTGTAATGAGCGATGAAATAACTCTATGCCCATAAGCTCACTAGTTTCAGAGAGGAATGAAATACTGTTGAGAGATTTTAATAAGTCAAAGGACATGTTTGATACGGCAATGGAGAATGTGTATAGTAATGTAGAGTCTGCAATTAGTAGAATAGAGAAAGTTTCAGAGATTGTGCTTTCAATGGAAAATTTAACAATCTATGAATACAATGAATTAGAAGAACTAATTACACTATCTCTATTAAGCTTAGACAAGATATTGCAGAAATAATAGAAACATATAATACTAATGTGTTATTAAGGGGGTGAGTGAATTGTAAAATTTATTCGACCAACTAAATGAAAAGATAATAAATAATATAAAAAAGGAGATTGATAATATGACAAATTCAACTAAAAATAAACTGACACTAATTAAGCGGTCAACACCAACATGCCCAGCTTGTAACACAATGCAATTCATACTAGAGAACGAAGGTATTCCGTTCGATACGATTGATATTGCCGTGGAGGAAGATGCAGTTGAGAAATATAGTCTATCTAGTGTGCCAGTGCTTCTAATTAATGAAGAGGACGGAAGCTATATTAAACTGAATGGTATTCAACCAGTAGAAGTAATCAAAGAACTCCTTGAAGATTAATAGTTTAAATTGAATTGGGGCAGCTGAATATATAATATAGGGAGGAATAAAGAATTGTCACTATCAAAAACAATTAAAAAGAGAGATAACTCAATCGTTGAATTTAAACTAGAAAAGATTACTAAGGCTATCAGCAGAGCAGGAAAAGAAACAGGTGAGTTTAGTGTCAAAGAGGCTGAGTCTCTTGCGCAGGATGTGTTAGAGCTTGTGAATAAAGCAGATGATAACCAAAAAGACTTGACGGTTGAATGTGTTCAAGACTTGGTAGAATTAGCACTACTGAACTCAGAATATAAGACTACAGCTAAAGCATATATTCTTTATCGAGAAAAACGCCATCAAGAACGTAAACCAGATATTTTTAAGCATCGCCTAAATTTAAAGCCTTATGAATATCCTCATCTAGATGGATATAAAGAAGCAATTCAACACTCGTATTGGTTGCACACAGAGTTTAATTACACTTCAGATATTCACGATTTCAAAGTAAATGTTAGTGATAAGGAACGAAATGCAATTAAAAATGCTATGCTAGCTATCGCACAAGTGGAAGTTGCCGTAAAAAACTTCTGGGGAGATTTACACAATCGCATGCCTAAACCAGAAATTGGTGCAGTAGGGGCAACGTTTGGTGCAAATGAAGTAATTCATCATGATGCCTATTCACATCTGCTTGAAATCTTAGGATTAAATGATGAGTTTAATCATATTCAAGATATTCCCGCGTTAGCTAAACGAGTAAACAGTTTAACACAAGCAGTTAAATATGCTAAATCAGAGAGCGATAAAGACTTTACATTATCACTGATTTTATTCTCATTATTTATTGAGCATGTATCTTTGTTCTCTCAATTCTTAATTATTATGTCGTTTAATAAGCATAAAAATATGTTTAAAGGAATTTCTAACGTTATTGAGGCTACATCTAAAGAGGAGCAAATACATGGACTGTTTGGAATCGAGTTGGTAGGCATCATTCGCGAAGAACATCCTGAATGGTTCGATGAAGAAATGAGCAGTAAAGTTTATGAAGCTTGCAAGACAACTTTTGAGTCTGAGATGAATGTTATTGACTGGATTTATGAGGCAGGAGATTTAGACTTTATGCCGAAGGAGACTGTTAAAGAGTTTATCAAGAATCGTATGAATAACTCGCTAACAAATATAGGATTTAAACCTATTTTTGAAGCTGATGAAAATTTAGTGGAAGAGACTGACTGGTTCGAGGATGAATTAATTACCTCTAAGCACGTAGATTTCTTTGTGAAGCGTTCAGTTAATTATACTAAAAGAACTAGAAGTATCACTGGTGAGGATTTATTTTGAGGTCTTGCTTTGGGATGATGTGGATAATTTGCCGGGAATCTATAAAATAACAAATAAAATAAACGAAAAATCTTATATAGGACAGTCAAAACACATAAAAAGGAGGTGGAGAGAGCATGTAAATGGGCTGGAAAATTCCGTCATCAGCACCGCTATAAAGAAATATGGGAAAGAAAATTTTATCTTTGAGGTATTGGAGCAATGCTCAATCAAGGAGTTAAACAACAAAGAGATTTATTACATTGATAAGTTTAAAACCTATGGAGAAGGTTATAACATGACCACTGGAGGAGATGGAGTTAAGGGAGTGGGAAAAGTTCTCACTTCTAATAACATTCATGAGATAATATTTGACCTGAGAAGTGGTACTCCTGCATCAGAAATTGCAGACAAGTTTAGAGTAACTGTAGAGATGATTAGCAGGATAAATAATGGCACTGCATGGTTTATCGAAGGTGAAACCTATCCCATCAGAGATAGTCTATCCGTAAGAATAAGACAGGAAATGAACAAGGAAAATCTTCTTGAAACTGTTGCCACACTTGGTTTTAAAGGTGCGGGTCATGTATATGGTATGACTGGAAATGGTGTCAAAGCGAGATGTAGGATGTTAGGGCTTCCTACTCGAATAAAGGATATAAAAGAGTTATACGGTGTCAGTGCAACACTTATTGAGGCTAGGTACAATGGAGAGCTCTTAGAGATAGAAACCGTAGAAGGGCTGGTAGAGTACATCCTTGCCAATAAACTAACAACAACAAACCGAAAACATGTTGAAAGTAGTGTCAGAAGAGCTTTGAATGGTGAACGCAAATCGTACTTAGGCATTACAACAAAGATTAAGCACACAACCTAAGCAAGTTGTAAAACTGCTTCAAATTTCATATTGAAGGAGTAATGTAAATGTCATTCGAATGGTTGAACGAAAACAGTAGAAATTTCTTAGGGGGTGGATATTTATCTAAAGGTGTCACACCTAAAAAACGCATGAAGGATATTGCAGACCACGCAGAAAAAATTCTAGGTGTTAAAGGATTTTCTGATAAGTTTTATGGTTATTTATCTAAAGGATATTACTCTTTATCATCTCCAGTGTGGTCTAACTTTGGAACAGATAGAGGACTTCCTATTAGTTGCTTTGGCTCTAATATTGATGATAATATGCCTAATATTTTATACTCTCAAAGTGAAGTCGGTATGATGAGTAAATTCGGAGGAGGCACTAGTGGATATTTTGGTCACCTACGTCATCGAGGAGCCTCTATTGCTGACAATGGTGAATCATCAGGTGCAGTACACTTTATGAAGCTATTTGAATCTATCATTGATGTAGTCTCGCAGGGCAGTACAAGAAGAGGGGCTTTCTCACCATATTTACCTATTGAGCATCCTGATATTGAAGAATTCTTAAAGATTGGGTCTGAAGGTGACCCCATCCAAAAACTAACGCATGGCGTTACAGTAACAGATAAGTGGATGAAAGAAATGATTGATGGTGACACAAAAAAACGTTCATTATGGGCAAAAGTCATTCAAAGTCGTGTGGAAATGGGTTATCCATATATCTTCTTTACAGACACAGTGAACAATAATACTGTGGATGCGTATAAGGATAAAGGGTTGAAGATTAATCATAGTAATTTATGTAGTGAAATAGCTTTACCAAACAATGATAAATGGTCATTTGTATGCTGTCTGTCCTCTATGAACGCACTGTACTTCGATGAATGGAAAGATACGGATGCGGTAGAAACAATGATTTATTTCTTAGATGCAGTTATAACTGAGTTCATTGATAAGTTAGAAGCTATGAGAGATTCAGAGGATGCTGAAAAACGCAATGCTTTCACCTATATGGAGCGTGCATATAACTTTGCTAAAGACCATCGTGCATTAGGCTTAGGCATCTTAGGATGGCATTCTTATTTACAATCTAAGATGATTCCTTTTGAAAGCTCAGAAGCATCTCAGCTAAATATTCGTATCTTCCGAAACCTCCAAAAGAAATCATTAAAAGCATCTAAGGAATTGGCTAAGTTGTTTGGAGAACCAGAAATCATGAAAGGTTACGGAAGACGCAACTCTACCACTCTTGCAGTAGCACCAACTACAAGTTCAGCATTTATTTTAGGGCAAGTATCACAGAGCATTGAGCCTATTTGGTCTAACATTTACGTAAAAGATGTGGCAAAAGCAAAAGTAACTATTCGCAATCCATATTTAAAAGAAGTTTTAGAATCTTATGATAAGGACAATCGTGAGACATGGAATAGTATTCGAGACAATGATGGCTCTGTGCAACACCTTAGTTTCTTATCTGACCATGAAAAAGAAGTGTTTAAAACCTTCAGTGAGATTGACCAATATGTAGTTTTAGACCAAGCGGCTGTTCGTCAGCAGTTTATTGACCAGAGCCAATCTTTAAACATCATGGTTAATCCTAAAATGTCAGCAAAAGAGATTAATGACCTATATCTATTTGCATGGAGAAATGGAGTTAAAACTCTTTACTATCAACACAGTACGAACGCTGCTCAACAATTCAGCAAGGATAGAATGTGTATCGTGTGTGAAGCGTAAGCTCCTATTTTCATTCACAAAATGAAAAGATAAATATAGAAAATGACATTGAAATAACTACACCAAACTACAACTAGACATGGGAGAGATAAGATAAATGACTACATTCGTAAAAATTAACATTGGTGATAAAGTTTTCATCCATCCAGAATACACAACAGGAAAAGTAGTGGAAATTCACGGTAATGAAGCAGAAATTTACACCGAAAATGATACTTTAGAACTTCACCCTCTCCATAATCTAACTAAGCTAAAAGAAGAAGAAGAAGGAGAAAAAATGAAAATAAAAATAAAATACTTCAATTCAAACTTAACTAAAATTAATAAAATCAATCAGGGCGACTGGATTGATTTACGGTCAGCGGTAGATGTAGAGCTAAAAGCAGGGGAGTTTAAACTCATCCCATTAGGTGTCGCCATGAAACTACCAGAAAACTATGAAGCTCCTGTAATTCCTCGTTCTAGCACATTTAAAAACTACGGAGTGATACAAACTAACAGCTACGGATTAATTGATAATTCATATTCAGGAAATGAAGACCAGTGGCACTTTCCAGCATATGCAACGAGAGATACAAAAATTAATTTTAATGACCGTATTTGCCAATTTCGTATACAGAAAAGAATGGAAGAGGTTGAGTTTGAGGAAGTGTTTGAATTAGATGAGGTATCAAGAGGAGGTTTTGGAAGTACAGGAATTAATTAAAAGCAAGCATTAAAAAAGAAATAATATGATTAGAGGAAGGTATACTTCCTTCCTCTTTTTCTACTATAATCACAGCATAAATTTGAAAGAAGGTATACAATGCATACACAACAAGAGAAAATGGAGCTATATGACCAACATGAAAAGTACATCTACTCAACTATTAAGCGTCGATTTGGAAGTGATGACTTCTTAGAACAACATGGAATTACCAGAGATGATTTAATTCAACATGGCAGATTAGGATTAAGCAAAGCTTGTGACGAATATAGCTCTGATAAAGGCTCATCTTTTAAATCATTCGCCATCTCTAATATTTATTGGACTATCATTGGAGAATGTAAGAAAGAAAGCCTATCAAGAGATACGGGGTGGACTTTTAAAACTATTGATAGAGTTAGCCTAGACTCCAAACCTCCAGTAGCAACAGAGGAAGAGAATTCTATGTATGATATTGTTAAAAATGAAGATATAGCTATTCCTTTAGATGAGGATTTATTATTAAATTGTTTAAGTGAATCTCTACCAGAGTGGCTGGTAAAAGTAACAGTCCTTAAGGCTAAAGGATATACGAACAAAGAAATTGGAAAGCAAATTGGAATTACTCATCAAGCCGTATCAGCAGGGATACGACGAAACAGAGATAAAATTAAGACAGCTATTTCTATGTATGCTCAAAACACGAATAGTGTTAATTGACAGATTATTAGAATAGTAGTATTATAAGAAGTGATTATATATTAATTTGAAGAGGTGTCAATTTGAATAAAGCCGATAAATATTTACTGGATAATCTTACGAAAATTAAAAGTGAGGGCGTTACCGATTTATCTGGTAGGGTAAGACCAAAATATAAAGATGGTGAACCAGCACACACAAAATATATCACTTTTGTATATGAAGAGTACGACTTATCAAAGAACGAATTTCCAATCCCTACTATCAGACCAGTAGCTTTAAAATCTGCTTTGGGTGAGATGCTTGCGTTCTATCAAGACCAAACAAATGATTTAAGTGTCATGGAAGATAAATACAACCTCTCTTGGTGGCGTGACTGGAAAGTAGGAGATACAAATACAATTGGTCTACGTTATGGAGCTACAGTAAAACGCTATAACCTTTTAAATCAACTGCTAGATATGTTAAATAACGATATGTTCAGCAGACGTAAAATTATGAGCTTGTGGCAAGAGCAGGACTTTATTGATGACAAAGAAGGCTTGAAACCGTGCTTCCATACGACGCACTGGGAAGTAAGAGTAGTTGAAGACGATATATATCTAGACTTACATCTAACTAGTCGTTCTTCAGATTACGGTGTTGCAGGAGCTATAAATCGCTTACAGTATGTCGGACTACAAATAGCAATTGCAAATCAATTTGGTTTTAAATTAGGGAAATTCAGTGTGTTTACTTCTAATATGCATTACTATTTGCGACATCAAGAGCAAGTAGATGAAATGCTAAGTCGGACACCCTCTGAAAAGCAACCGTATTTGAAACTGAATATTCCTGTAGGAACTAACTTCTATGACATCAAACTGGAAGATTTTGAATTGGTTGATTTTGAGTGTGACTATCCACAATTAAAATTTGAGCTTGGCATCTAAATATGATAAGAGAAGAGGCTAGAAGCTAATGAATTATAGTAAGTTGCATTGGTATTCAGATTGGATGTACAGTGAAATCTATGGTGAGCCAGAATCTGAAGAAGGGGATACAGTAGTAGGATACTATTCAGTTATTGATTTTCCTGAAATTAATATGTACATTGATGTTGAAAATAATAGAATCTTAGAAGTTTGGCTAGATGTGGAAGATTGAAACTATTTGTATGCATTCTAGCGGAATATAAATGCTTACACAAGAAAGTAAAGTGGGGTGGAATTGATAAGTATCTTAGATATAAATAAAATTCACTGTATGGACAATGTAGAAGGCATGAAAAAATTAATACTTGATGACTCAATTGATTTAACTGTAACTAGCCCACCATATGACAATATGAGAAAATATAATGGATACTCATTTGATTTTGAAGGGTTAGTAAAAGAATTATATAGAGTTTCTAAAGATGGTGGTATCGTTGTGTGGGTTGTGGGAGACTCAGTAATTAAAGGAGGCGAAACTGGAACTTCTTTTAGGCAAGCGTTAGGCTTTATAGAGGCAGGATTCAAACTTCATGACACAATGATATATGAAAAGAATACTTCTTCTTTTCCAGCTAGAAGAAATGGGAGTAGGTATACTCAGATATTTGAGTATATGTTTGTATTCAGTAAAGGTAAGCCGAAAACAGCAAATTTAATATGTGACAAACCGAATAGGTGGGCTGGGCACACCAACTGGGGTAAGAATACGCAGAGAGATAAAGACAATGACCTAAAAGAAACATCAAATATTAAACCAGTTCCAGATTTTTCACCGAGAAATAATATTTGGAGATATGTTGTAGGTGGAGGGTTTGGGACGAAAGATAAAATTGCACACAAACACCCCGCAATCTTTCCCGAGCAGTTAGCGGAAGACCATATTCTATCATGGAGCAATGAGAATGACATTGTACTAGACCCATTCATGGGTAGCGGAACTGTTGCTAAGATGGCACTATTGAATAATAGAAATTATATCGGATTTGAAAGCTCTCAAGAGTATGTTGAGCTAGCCAAAGAGAGATTGAGCTATACTGATAAATAGTATCAGCTTTCAATGAACTTAAATAGGACTACCTCTCGACCAGAAAGAAAAAGCACGTCGATTAGCAATCCTATCTGCAACAAAGCTCAGTCATCTTTGTTAGTTACAGTATAAGCAACAACACGGAACTTTAAACACAATAAATTTAAAATTAATTATAAGAGGAGGAAATATTAATGACAAAAGAATTAAAAGTATTTCGATTGAATGATTATGAGTGGGTGGTTGCAAAAAGTTTTGACAGAGCAGTGGACTGGTACATGTTAGAACATAATTTATCTTATGAAGATTCGGTTGACCCGAGCTGTGAACCACATGAATGCTCCACAGATATGATTGTAAACGTTGAGATGGAGTATGTAATGGATTATTTGGAAGAGAGTGAGATTAAGTCAATTGGATTTAATACAAGCATCGAGTGCTATCAAGTACCAGCTCACTATATCATCAAAAAGGAATATAAGGGTAAGCCATTTGTTCTATGTTCAACGGAACACTAATATGAGAGGTGATACAATATGAAGAAAGTTTTGGCTATTGATATGGATGGTGTGATTGCAGACCTAATTCCAGCACTAACTGAAGTGGTTAATGAGTGTGAAGACGACAATGTAAATCCAGATGATATTTACTCATGGAACATCGGTAAATTTTTTAAATGTGGAAGTAAAGTCTATGACTATATGACATATGGTTTGTTTAGATGTCTGCCTGTGATTAAAGATAGTCAAGAAGTAGTCAAGAAGCTGTCAGAAACTTACCACGTCTATATTGTAAGTTCTGCAACTAATAACTTTGACTCTCTTAAAGCAAAAATGGAATGGCTGGAAGAATACTTTCCATTCATTCCATCGTCTAATATTGTTCTGTGTGGAAGAAAGAATATTATCAAAGCAGATTTTATGATTGACGACGGTTATCATAACCTCATAGATTTTACTGGGGAAGGTATCCTTTTCGATGCGCCACACAATAAAAATGAAAATAGATTTACAAGAGCTATGAATTGGAAAGAGATTGAGAAACTATTATTGTAGGAGGGGATATAGAGTGAATTTAGAAGAATACGAATTTATTAGTAAGGAAGAGATTCTTACTAGCTTGCGTTTAGATGAGTTCAACATAACTAATAACAGCTTAGACCTATCTAAAATTGGGTTAGGTCACTATTTAATTGACTATAAAAATGACAATGAAAGGTTAAAAGTCTTCATTAAATCAGGCGAAGATGAGAAGAATCTATCTTTGCATTTTAGTGATTTAGGGCGACATATCCCTCATCTCAGGAGCTATGGAGAGAAAGAGTTTGAAATAAATGCTGTTGTTCAAGTGTTGGACTCTAAAGGTATTCCATTAAATTCTAACTTGCTCACTATTCCAAGTGGTAGGTATAAGATTAATTTAGTAGGTTTTCTAGTTAAGTAGAATAAAATAGAATAGGAGTGAAAATAGTGATTGCAGGTGGACGAAGAGGTTGTGGAAAAACAACTGAACTAATCAAACTATCTAACGCCAAGCATCTATATATTGTATGTGCAAGCAGACAGAGAGTAGAGTATGTTGCTCAATTAGCAAGAGAAATGAAATTAGATATTCCGCTCCCAATTTCAGTCGATGAGCTTCCATTAAGAAGTGGATACATTAAAGAAATTCTTGTAGACGACATAGAAGACGTGTTGGCAACAATGATTCAGAAGCCGATTAAAGCTGCAACCACTAGCATGAAAATGATAAGTATGTGAAAGCGATATTTTAATGGAGAAAAGAGTGGTATTCAAATGAGTGAAAAATATATTAAAAGAATAATATGTAAAATGATTGAAGATGGAGACATAAAATTAAATGTAAGTTATGACAAATACGAACGTATATTAGATTTTGATATAGCAGTTTCGTACCCTGACGTTAGCGAAGAAAATACGATGAACGAAGTGGTGGTGAAACAGGAAGTAGTAGGACTATAAATGCAATATTATATCGTGAGATTATACAATATGGAGGAATAATATGAGTGAAACTATAGCTAAATTCAGTGTACCAAACAGAACCTTTTTCTTAAATAAGGATATTAATGCAAAGAGTGTCCAAGACGTGATTTTAGGAATTCATGAAATTAACAGGCTAGATGATGAAGAGAGCAAAGATAAAATTAAATTCACTCGTAAGCCGATTAAAATAATTTTAGACACTAACGGCGGAGAAATTTACAGAGGCATGGCTCTAGCTAACACGATAGAAACCAGTACAACGGACGTGCATATCTACATTTACGGAATTGCAGCAAGCTTTGGAGTCATTTTAGCAGCAGTTGCACAGAAAACTTTCGCACATAAAAGAGCCACGTTCATGTTGCACCAACTTAGTGCTGGAATGTGGGGAACATACAAAGACATGGAAGAAAGCATGGAGCAAAGGCTGAAACTTCAAAACATGTTAGAAGAGATTATTATGGAAAATTCCAATATTACAAAAGAAGAGTTGCTAGAAGTGAGAAATAAAAAACAAGACTGGTATTTCACAGGTGAAGAGGCACTAAAGCTTGGACTTGTAGATGAGTTGATTACCCGAAAGACTGACATGGGAAACCAATGAAAACTAAAAAGATACCACGAAACCCAAATCAACGCTCATGTGTCGCTAGAAACATTACATTTTTAGTCCAGAAGGAAAATGAATATTGGTTGATTTTATTAAATAGTAAAAATAAAAAATGAGAAGGTGGAATATCAAATGGCAAAAACACACGCAATCAAAATATTAAAGAAAACAGAGTCTGACCTCCTTAATTCATTGGATTTGTTAAATAGAATGTCAGTAAAAGACGATGACTTCATTGAGTCAAAAAAGGAGATTGAAAAGAAGCTCAATAATTTAAAATCCTCGATTAACATTCTTGACAGCAGCTTTGGAATAGTATTCTCTAATGACTCAACAATAATGATATTGAGCAATGGAACGATTGAGCTTATTACAGATAAAAAAGTGAACAGTAAAGAGGAGGATACCAATTTATCAAATGTTATAGACAACACTTGGACTCAACTAAAAGAACTGCTTGAAGATAAAAAAGGCGTCACATATAACTTCACGTTCAACGTCGATGCAACAAGCTCCAAAGAAGATACTGCCAATTTTGCAGAAGTCATTATGGATAACCTCAAGAATAAACGCGGAATACTTTAAAATGAATCTATTATTAGGAGTTGATTAGATGAAAATGGAGATGTACGGATATGGAGAGAGTGCAGTTTACAATGAAACTTTATTAAAGCATAAAAATATTATAAATATTCTTGCTGAAGATGAGAATATTTTCAATGTAATGTTCAGAGAGGACTTAGGAATATATCAAATACATGAGAGATGTGACGATTACTTCACTACCTTCTTAAATCATGAAATGTGTATGCAGTTATCAGAGATGTTCGGAGATATAGCAAAAGATATTGCCGACACTAAGAAATAGTTTGAGCTAGCAAATGAATTTTTTATTCGTAAAGGAGAGACACAAATGATAGTTAGATTTGACACAGATAGACTTAATCATATAGAACAGCTATCCTACTATAACTACAATATCTATGAACTTCCTTATGCTGTTGCAGATTGCCCTCATCTTTTAATTGAATGGGTAGATGATTCATCAACTGGCGAGTTTCATTTAGGATTCATCACAGACAATAATTTTTTGATTGAGCATAGCTTCTGGGGAGAGATGGGTGGAACTGTAGATTTAATCAACAACAAGTTAGATTGAAATGATTCTATTATTAGAAGGGGAGTGCACAGATGGCAGATAAGCATAAGCTATTTCCACCTAATGAGCTATATACGTTCAAATTGGAATCGACAGCTATTGATAAAGTTGAATATAAAATCAGGAGAACTGAACTCGCTAATAAATATGTTAAGAAAACAACTAGACGACATCAAAACAACAAGAAGCTAATTAGGCTAGAAAATGAGTTGAAGCGAGCGATATACGATAACAATAAATTTGACTTGCTCAATGTCATTTCAGCAGAGCTTGATAGGCGTATTCCATTGGCAATAGAAAAGAGCTTTGAAAATTTTGCTAATGCGGCACTATTGTGTGGACTGAAAAAATAGATTAAGAGCATAAACAGATTAGAATTCAACATTTAAGAAGAAGCAAGTAAACGGATAAATGTTAAAAAAAGATAGGTTGTTGGTTTGTGCAAATACTTTAAGATAGATGTCAAGAAGATAAATCAAACAAACGGACAAATCATTTAAAAAAGACCGATTGTTTGATTGTCTAAAGACCTTTGACAGGTGTATAGTAGAAGGAATGAGGTGAAGATTATATATGAATACACCAGAGACAATGGCAGATGAGCTGATTAAAGCCTACAAAGAGTATCTAGAAGAGAAAGGAGACATTAGCCAATGAGTGAGAAGCTTCGAAGACTAAAACAAAAGTATGATGAAATTGATAAAACAATTATGAATCTACATGCAAATCAGAGAGATATTCTAGAGTTGATTAAAGAAGAATGTACTCATAGTGAGTTGATAGAACTGTATTCTGACTCTATTTATAATGATGACGAAGAGAGTAGATATAAATGTAAGGATTGCTATCAGTATTTTAATGAGTTACAAGTGGTACATGATAACACAATAGATTAGAGGGAGGAGTAATAGAATGGCTAAATATAAAATAAAAGCTTTGGTGGACGCTGAACTATTTCAACTAGGCATGGAAGATGGTTACGCTTGCTATGAACTTGATGGACGCTTTATTGGACACTATGAAAGAGATGGTGCATTACCTAGAGTTAATAGAAAGCCAGCTATTAAAACTTTAGAAGGATGGTATGAAGTTGAAGTAGGTAAACACTTCATTGTTACAGGCTTTAAAGGGGCTAGATTTCCAATTGAAGTTGATATGTTTCATGAGACGTATGAATTAGTTGATGAAGATAGAGATAACTTTTTATTAAATATGCCTGTTGATAGTTCAATTTTCGGTACAGAAAGATTAGAGTATCTTCTTGAGTATCTAGA